AGGCCAAGCCCGACATCATCGCCCGCCTCGGCCGCTCGCCCGACCGCGGCGACGCCGTCGCCCTGGCCATGCTCACGTTCCGCCGCGAGATCCGCATCTACTGAGGCCCCCCGCCTTATGCCCGAAGCGACATTGCACCTCGGCGACTGGCGGGACATCCTGCCCACGCTCGACACGGCGCGGATCGCGGCAGTCGTGAGTGACCCGCCGTATGGGATGAAGTGGGATACGGATTGCGGAAGATTCAGCGGCGGGAGCAAATCCCACAGAACGAAGCGCGGGCAGCCCGGCGGCCGTGACTGGATGGCCCCCATCGCGGGCGATGCCGAGCCGATCGACCCGGCCCCCTGGCTCGGCTTCCCGAAGGTCGTCCTATGGGGAGCCAACCACTACGCGGCCCGGCTCCCCGTCGGCACGACGTTGGTATGGGTCAAGCGGAACGACGCGGCCTATGGCTCCTTCCTGTCCGATGCGGAGATCGGCTGGATGAAGGGCGGGCAGGGCGTTTATCTGCATAAAGATTTATCCATGAACGGGCTCGCCAAATCGCGGGCCCACCCGGCCCAGAAGCCCGTCGGCCTGATGCGATGGTGCATCGAACGCCTCAAGCTCCCGCCTGGCTCGACGATCCTCGACCCCTACATGGGCAGCGGGACGACCGGGGTCGCCGCCGCCGAACTCGGCCACGACTTCATCGGGATCGAGGTCAAGCCGGCCCACTTCGCCACCGCCGAGCGCCGCATCGCCGCCGCGTCCGCACCCACCGCCCGCGAGACCGCCTGACCCGATGCCCACCCCCCGCCGCCCCCACGTCAAGGCCCGCTCCTTCGCCCGCGCCACCCGCCGGGCGTCAAGCCCCGCCGCGCCCGGGTCGGCCCCCTTCACCGGCACCGGCGGCAGCGGCTACGCCGTGCGGTTCTTATTGCCCGGGTCGCAGTACGACTGGGAGCAGCAGGCCGGGCCGCCCGAGAAGAACAGCGCCGTCGCCGCCTGTTTACGCTTCGTCCGCCAGAACCTCCCCGAGCCCGACCTGGTCGTGACCCGGACCTCCGGCAAGGGCCACCGCGACCCGATCACGCCCCACCCGCTCCTGGACCTCCACCGCCGGCCCAACCCCGCGATGGATCGGTACGTCGTCGACGGCTTCCTCGGGTTCTCGCTGGTGAACGACGGCAACGGCTACCTCTGGAAGCGCCGCAGCGCCTCGGGCAAGGTGGTCGAACTCTGGCCGCTGCACCACTGGCTGATGGGCCCGCTCTACCCGCTCGACGGCTCGGAGTGGCTCACCGGCTGGTCGTACCGGGTCAACGGCCGCGTCTGGACGATCCCCGCCGAGGACGTCGTCCACATCCGGATGGGCTGGGATAGGTACAACGACCGGCTCGGCTGCTCCGAGCTGAAGGCCGCCCTGCGCGAGATTTGTACGGACAACGAGATCGGCTCGTACCACGCCTCGCTCCTGAAGAACGGCGGCGTGCCGGCGTTGGCGATCGTGCCGGCCGAGGCCGGCCAGACGATCAACGAGGAGGACGCCCGCGCCCTCAAGCGCCGCTTCCGCGAGGAGTACACCGGCGACGGCGCCGGCGGCGTGTTCGTCGCGAGCGGCCCGGTGAAGCTGGAGAAGATCGGCTACTCCCCCGATCAGATGGTCCTGGATCGGGTCGGCCGGTTGCCGGAGAGCCGGATCTGCGCCGCGACGGGCATCCCCGCGATGGTCGCCGGCCTGCTCTCCGGCGAGGGCACGCGGACCTATGCCAACTATGCCGAGGCCCGCAGGGCCGCCTACGAAGACTGCATCATCCCGATGCAAAAATTGATCGCCTCCGCTTTAGAATCGCAGCTCCTGCCCGACCTCGACAGCCAGGCCGCCTCCCGCCAGGTCGGCTGGGACTACAGCCGCGTCCAGTGCCTGTCGGAAGACGAGACCGCCAAGCAGACGCGGGCCGCCGATGGCCTCAACGCGGGGCTTTACATGCGATCGGTGGCGCTCGGCATGGTGGGCCTGCCCGCCACGCCCGCCGACGAGGTGTTCTACCTGCCGCGCGGCGTGACGGTCGTCGACGGCGACCACAACCCCGTGGTCAGGCTCCCCGACCTCTCCGACGCCGGGGTCGACGACGAGGGCATCGACGGCGAGGAGCACCCCAACCCGCCCGCGCCGCCGCCCGACGACGTGACCGAGTCCGAGGCCGACGCCGGCAAGGGCCCGGCCAAGAAGTCCCTGGAGTCCGATGCCGATGGGAGCGAAGGTGCCGAATCCGCCGCCGAAGTGAAGTCGGAGGGCGAGCATCGCCTCCCTTTCGCGGTGAAGGCTGAGGCCGCCCCGCCCGCCGCGCACGCCGAGGTGCTGGCCATCCGCGACGAGGCCCGCGCCGAGCTGCGGGCGCTGGCCGAGGCGTTCGTCGCCGAGCACGGGCCGACCAAGGGCCTGATCGGCGACGCCTTCCGGGCGCTGAAGGACAAGGCCGCCGCCGTGCTGAGGAAGTCGTTCCTCGCCGCGGCGCTGGCCCTCTCCGGGCCCGGCCCGGCCGTCGAGAAGGCGGTCGACGCCGCCGTGGCGAAGCAGCTCGATTACCTCGACAAGTTCGCCGCCGCCGTCGACTCGGGCGACCAGCCGATCGACGGCACGCTGGTCGCCCGGCTCGAGTCCTACGGGTCGAGCGTCTGGGGCGGGGCGCAATCCACCGCCGCGGCCGCCGCCGCGGCCGACGGCGCCACCGAGGCCATGCGGGTCCTCGGCCTCTCCCCGGCGCATTGCGACGAGTGCGAGGCGCTGGCCGGCGAGTGGGTTCCCATCGACGAGCTGACGCCGATCGGCGACACGCCCTGCGGCGGCAATTGCCTCTGCCACGTCGTCTACAAGTACGCCGCCGCCGCCGCGGCCTGGACGCCCTCCCCCGCCGCCGCCGCCGCGGGCGACCGCGTCGTCCTGGCCGACCTCGCCAAGCTCGACGCCTCGCTCGCCGCCGACCCCGGGTTCCACGTCGGCCCCGGCGGCTCGGGCGCCGGCAAGCCGGGGGCCTACGCCAACGTCGAGGCCGCGCTCGACAAGGCGACCACCTCCGGCGAGCCGATCGACATGCCCCGCGTGGGGGCCGACACCTCGGGCGCCTACGTCACCGACGGCCGGCACCGGCTGGCCGTGCTCCGCGACCGGGGGGCGGTCGCCGTCCCCGTGACCGTCCCCGCCCCCGAGGCCGCCGACTTCCGCCGCCGCTTCGGGGCGGCGCCCGCCCGCTGAGCCTTCCTCCCCGCCGACCACCTCGCCCGATCCGATCCACTCTACCCTACCCCGCCCGGGGACCACCGCCCATGTCCAACCTCTCCCAGGCCGAACGGGACAAGCTGCCGGCCTCTTCTTTCGGCGACCCCGAGGGGCGGAAGTTCCCGATCGTCGACCAGGACGACGTCGACTCCGCGGCCCACCTGATCGGCAAGGCGTCCGACCCCGAGAAGGTCAAGGCCCGGATCGTGGCCATCGCCAGGCGCAAGGGCCTGTCGATCCCCGACGCCTGGAAAGAGGACGGCGGCAAGTCGCTGGCGGGCGGCGGCGATACCCTCGTCTGCCTGGGGGGCGAACTCAAGGCGCTGGGCGAGGCCAAGGTCGGCGGCTATCTGATCCGCTTCACGGGGCCCGAGTCGCCGGACCTTTGCGGCGACTACTTCTCCGCCGAGACGTTCTACAACCTCGACGACGACGGCACCGGCAAGGCGTTCCTCCTCTACAACCACGGGATGGACCTGAAGGTCGGCAAGCGCCGGATCGGCAAGGGCACGCTCAGGCAGGACGACGTGGGGGTCTGGCTGGAGGCGCAGTTGGATCTCCGCGACGAGTATGAACAGGCCATCATGGATATGGCCAGGCAGGACAAGCTCGGGCTGTCCAGCGGCTCCGCCGGCCACCTCGTCGAACGCGAGCCCGACGGCAAGGCGTTCCGGATCACCTCCTGGCCGATCATCGAGGCGTCCCTGACGCCCACGCCCGCCGAGCCCCGCAACGGCGCATTCCCCCTCAAATCACTGTTCGATTTCGGGCCCGGGACGGTTGCCGCCCCGACGCCCGTGCCGATGCCGACGCTGGCCGAACGCTCCGACAGGGCGGTTGCCGACCTGGAGGAACTGCTGGGCCTCTTCGACGCGGCGCTCAAGGCGCGGGAGTCCGAGGGCCGGTCCCTCAGCCCCGCCAAGTGGGCCGCGCTCAAGGCCCTGAATGACCGCGCCGCGGCGATCCTCGCCCGGCGCCCCGCCGACCCCGCCGAGATCGCGGCGCGGGCCCGGCTCCGCCTCCTCGCCCTCAAGCACAAGCACACGCCCCTCCCCACGGCGTCGCGCTAGCCTCCCCCGGCCGGCCCGCCAACGGAGCCATCCCCCCATGCCCACCGTGATCGAGCTGAACGAGCAACTGGAAGCGAAGCGCACCGAGCTCTTCGCGCTGTCCGAGAAGGCCGACCCCACCCCGGCCGACGCCGAGGCCGGCGACAAGATCGGCGGCGAGATCGACGCCATCGAGGCCCAGATCAAGGGCCTCGTCGACGCCAAGACCAAGATGGCCGCCCACCGCGCCCGCGCCGCCGAGGCGAAGTCGTTCCAGAGTGACCCCGCCGACAAGGGCCTGCCCTTCAACGGCCGGATCGACGCCGGCACCGCCGAGGCCGACACGACCAAGAGCCTCAACGACTGGCTCAAGTGCGTCGGCATGATCGGCTCCGCCAAGGCCCCCGCGCAGCAGCGCGAGGCGGCCGAGCAGCGGCTGGACCGGGTCTACAAGGCCGGGTTCAAGAGCTGGGACAACGTCAAGGCCGCGCTCAGCGAGCAGACCGGGATCACCGGCGGCTACGTCGCCCCGCCCGAATACTCGAACGAGCTGCTGAAGGTCGGCATCGAGGACACGATCGTCGCCAGCCGCGCCCGCCAGCTGGCGATGGGCTCGGCCGAGCTGCACATCCCGGCGCTCGACCAGACCAGCGCGACCGCGGCCGGCCAGACCGCGTTCACCGGCGGCATGGTCGCGTACTGGACCGGCGAGGCGGCCACCCGGACCGAGACCGAGCCCAAGTTCAAGCAGGTCACGCTCCGGGCCAACGAGCTCTCCGGCTTCACCGTCGCCTCCCGCAACGTCCTGGCCGACAACACGACCGCGCTGGAGTCGATGCTCCAGATGCTGATCCGCGACAC